CTATCTACCGCATCGTCAACAACGAAAAATATTCTTTCGCCTCTCCTAAGTCCTTAGATATTATAGCCCCTGCCACGCTATCTACTGTGATAAGTACGCCATCTGTAATATCTACAATGTCGCCTACTTCATAACTACCAATTGGTCTAATACACCTCACTTCTGTCATATTTTATTTTGATTCTTGTATATGGTTTTTTTGACCTAACACTATTTTGAAAATTAAATTTATTATTCTTACCCAAAGTTCTCCAAACCAAGTAAGGTTATTGAGGTTCTTGTTTTTCTTTAAGCATACACTTATCGTTTGACCCTTAATGCCAAAAGGTGCTAATCTGTCATTCTTTACCCATAAAGCATTCCATATAGGGTAAAACGTCAAAGCACCTGCTAAATCTATTCCAAGTAAAGTTAAATATGCCCAGTTTTTAAAGTAATCATTTTTTATCCTAAATGAATCTTTTATCAAAAAAGGAATATTTAGGATAAGTAAAAATAAGTATAACGTAATAGCCAATATTAGTGCTATGACAAGAAATAAGACCTTAAAAAACTTTTTCATATATTTAACTTTGCGTTATTAAAGTATATCCGTACAACCCAGCCAATATCGCTGCGTTTGTTTCTATCTCTGCAAGTGTACCATAATCAAGTCCTTTTAATATAGCTTTTACAGTAGCTTGTGCATGAGCTTCTGACGCTCCTTGTGCAATCATTTTAGATACAAAGTTATTACTTGAGATATACCGTGCGTTGTGCAAAGAACCATTATCTTGCACAAATGCTATCCATAAGTCCCGAGACTTAAACTCTGTTCTATTAATTTCAACAGTCGATACGATATTACACTGTATCCCTACTATTGTCTTTTCTTCGCCTACTTCATCTGTGAATGTTTTCGGTACTACGTCCCAAGTATATCCCATAATTTATAATATTAATACTGTGTCACCACTTGTTAATGAACTGAATAATTTCTTGTTAATCTTTTGAGGAACAAATCTCTTTTGCCCTCCCACGTCCACTACGTTAAATAGAACCTTGTCACCAACTTGCGGTGTAGATGCAGAATTTGAATCACCCCAACCGCTTATGTTGTCCATTGAGAAACTGAATGTTTCACCATTTATTACTAAATAGTGATTAGCGTCATTATAACTTGCACCTCTACCTATGTGTACTCTTTTATTACTCGCTCCCGACCCTAAATATAAATGGTTGTTGTTTTTGATAACAATATCCATATCTGTATTAAGTTGTATGCCTCTTGTTCCAACTGCCGTTATTTCGTACATATCAGAAAGAGAAACGGACTTACCAACATATAGATAATTTGATGAATCGTTTAGGTATATTGCGGTTTTTGTGGCATCATAAACAAAGTTTGCGGAACTTGTCATTAAGTTACTTCCATCTCCAAAACCTATTTGAGTAGCAGTCAAAGCTGGCACACCGCCACCACCACTTGGTATTGTTTGAGTACCAAACTTTCCGTTATTATCAACAACAACCATTTTAGTGCCACCACCTCCAAGGGCATCTACTTGGAAATAACCCTCATCAACAACAACTCCATAAGTACTACGTGCTTGAAGTAATAAGTTTCCGTTTACTGATTCAATAAAACCAGCTCCTGTTGCTCCTCCTAAATTAAAATTTGCACTAGACCCTTTTATTGAAATATACCTACCATCTTGCCAAGTCAATGCAGCGTTTCCACTTAATAGATTTGATGCATTTCCAAATCCTATTTGTGTATTTGCCAAAGAAACTTCAGAAACCGTTGTCCATGTTGGGTTTGCTGATGGCCCTTGACTTGTTAAAACTTGCCCTGCCGTTCCATAGTTTCCACTTAATCCAATTTTAAATTCAAAGTTATGATTGTTTTTAGAAACTACCGAAGTGCCATATAAATTTAAGTTTGTGCTTGGTACGTCTATCCAATAAGTTCCATCAACATTGCCTAAAAGCATATAACCTGTGCCTCCATCTATTTTCAAGTTTCCGCTTAAATGAACTTTTGTGTCTGGGAATGAATTTCCAATTCCAATATTAGTGCCATTGTCGTATATTATTGAATTTACAATACTTCCAGTAGTGTTTAACCACTTAGTCAAATAATTAGCTGCTCCTGAGTAATAAGGCAAATATGTATTTGTTCCTAACAATGTTGTCAAATCGCCAATTACAACCGCTGTATTTCCTGTTACCCTTCCTTTCGTGTCAAGAGTTATTTTTCTGAAATTTCCTGAACTTGCTTGGGTTATTGTCGCTAAGGTTGCCGTTATTGAAGTGGTACCACTTCCTGAAACGTCACCGCTTAAAGTTATCGTTTGGTTTGCGGTTAAATAAGTGTTAGTATCTAACGCCCAAGTATTCGCTGCCGTCTTTTTTAGTAAACCACTTGTGCCAGTTAATGCCTCTATCGCTACTAAATCAGGGTACGAAGCAGTTGCCATCTTACCATCTAAAGCAGTTTGCAATCCCGAAGTTTTAGCAATACTTAAAGCTCCATCTGCTATTGAAGTGGTTATTGCCGTAGTACCCGAACCCGTAACTACGCCAGAAAGTGTTATCGTTTGATTACCGCTTATTCTTGCGTTTATCTGACCTTGTAATTTCTCTAAAGCTACTTCTAATGTATCCGTATTTAATACAGTACTGTTTGCACCCGTAACGAATCCAGAAACTACTTGAGAATAAAAGTCTGTTATTCCGTACCCTGATATGGTTGTTGGATTAGTACCTGACGTTACTAAACCTTTGCTATTTATTGTTACGCTCCTATAAGTTCCCGCTGTTGCTACATTTGCAAGTGTTAAGGCTATTGATGTTGTTCCTGTTCCCGTAGCATCTCCTGTTATAGAAATACTTTGATTGGCTGTTAAATAGGTACTTGTATCAAATACCCAAGTATTTGCACTTGTTCCTGTGTATCTTAAAAAACCAGCTGTTATACCTAAAGTAGGTAAAGCAACCCCCCTTATTCCTACTACTGTTAGCGATGTTGCCCCTGTTGCATCTCCTGTATGTGTAGCATTACTAACTAAGCCAGAATACAAACTGTTAGGAGAATTGTCTCCTGTATTTGTTCCACTTAGATTCGATACTGCTGTATTGGCAAGCATAGCGTTTGTTATTGCTCCATTTGCTATCGCTGTCGTTATTGAAGTAGACCCAGACCCTGTAACTACGCCAGAAAGTGTTATTGTTTGATTACCACTAATATATGTCGGAGTAAAGTATTCTAATGCAGTAGCACCTGAATTAACTCGTAAAAGTTGATTAGCAGTACCTAATGCCGTTAAACCAGTTCCTCCTTTTGTTATTCCTATTGCCGTTCCACTCCAAACACCCGTTGCAATAGTACCCAACGTTGTTATACTTGTAGAACCAGTCCAGCTACTAAGGTTTGAAATATCACTTGTCGTTATAGAAGCCCAAATACTTGTGCCGTTTACATTATTTGCTTTTAAGAAACTACCAACAGTTGCACCACTTGTTATCATTAATGATGTCGTCCTTATCGTTCCTACAACGTCAAGCGTATAAGCTGGGCTTGTGGTGTTTATACCCACAAATCCACTTGATAAAATTGTCATCCTTGCGTTAGACAATAATTCTGAATGTGTTAAAGACTTGTCAACTGTTCCTGTATTTGGAACAGAAATGAAATTCAATGTTCCACTATTGCTAAATAATATTCCTGCTGCGTCATTTGCTCCATAGTTTCTAATCTTCCAAACCTTTGTCGCTCCACCTTCATCAATATATTCAGCGTTGTTAAATATACCACCTCTTGCAAAACTTGTACTTGATTCTAATGCGTTTGAAAAATACGTGTTTTGAAACCTTACAGAATTTCCAACCGCATTATTTACGTGCATTTTAGATGTACTACTTGGGCTTGCTGTACCAATACCTACACTTGTTCCATTATCAAAAGTTTGACTATTCGAGAATCCCGTTCCGTTCCATTTTGAAACATAATTAGTAGTTAAGCCACTTGGAGTTGCAAACTTACCATCTAAAGCAGTTTGAAGTCCTGATGTCTTAGCTATGCTTAATGCACTATCAGCTATTGCGGTCGTTATTGCAGTTGTGCCACTTCCTGTAACTATACCACTCAATGTGATAGTTTGATTTCCAGTAATATAGGTATTAGTATCTAAGGACCAAGTATTAGCAGCAGTTTTCTTTAGTAAACCACTTGTTGATGTTATGCCAGCAATAGCTGTAAGGTCTGCATCTAAAGGTTGGTATGTACTTGTGTCGTAGCTGATAGTACCAGCAGTAGATTTTACAAAACCAGTACCTCCAAGTGTAGATTGCTTTGAATCAAGAGCTGTTTGTAATCCGCTAGTTTTGGATATTGAAAGTGCTGAATCAGCTATTGCAGTAGTTATTGCGGTAGTGCCAGAACCCGTAACTATTCCGCTTAGTGTTATGGTTTGATTGCCTGATATTCTTGCGTTAATTTGCCCTTGTAGCTTTTCTAATGCAACCTCTAATGTATCGGTGTTTAGTACACTTGAATTTGCTCCCGTTACAAAGCCGCTAACAACTTGAGAATAAAAGTCTGTTATTCCGTACCCTGATATTGTTGTGGGATTAGTAGCACCAGTTACAAGACCTTTTGCGTTTACAGTTACACTTCTATAAGTGCCACTTGTTACACCTGAATTAGCTAAAGTTAGGGCTATTGAGGTAGCACCAGAACCAGTAGCGTCTCCAGAAATTGAAATCGTTTGATTGCCTGTTAAATAAGTATTAGTGTCATAGCTTATTACCCCTGACGTAGATTTTACAAAACCAGTACCACTCAATGTAGCTTGTATCCCTGCTTCTGCTAAAGTATTGTTAATCCATGCACTACCATTCCATTTTAGTATTTCACCGTTTGAATTACTTGTTATCGTTACGTTTGAGTGAGAATCTAAAGTATGTGCCGATGGGGCGAAAGTACTAGGCACGCTCGTTAGTTTACTCCAAGCCAAACTTGTAATCCATGTAGGATTTGCGTAACTACCAGCTAAAGCCACAAATCTTGCATCTGATTCAGTTTCGGTAAAATATCTTGAATCAAATCCCGTATAAGAACTTAAATCCGATACGTCTAATGTCGTTATCGTTCCTGCTATTAAAACACCACTTGCGTTAGCTTTTATATAAGAATTTGTAACGTTGCTTTGTTGTATAGCCCCTACTACTTGAACCTTTGCAAGTCCTGAATCTGTGCCAGTACCAAATCTATAATTTCCACCATTGAAAATCGTACCCAACACCCCTGCACTACTTATAGTCTCAAGTCTTGGGTTTGTAACATCGTAAACCTTTTGTTGAAAAGAAGTAGAACCAACCCCAAGTATAGTGTAATTGTCTGTTCCTGTTGAAGCTAAAGCTACTATTGCACCGTTACTTTCAAAATAAGGAGCATAAACGTTGCCACCCACATAACTAACATTAGAGCCTGTCTTTGTCCAATAGTTCAAAGAAGCAAGTGTAACATCACCACTACCAAGTAAACTTTGAGTACCTACTGTTTTAATATTAGTTCCTGATACAAGTGTAGATTGAGCATCTGTTATTCCGTAACCCGATAATGTGGTTAAAGCTGTTGCAGCAGTAACTAAACCTTTTCCGTTTACGGTTATTCCTGCAAAAGTTCCAACGTTACTATTTACAGTCGCTAAAGTACCAACCGCTGTAACATTTGCCGAACCATTAAAATCAACGTTCCAAGTTAAATCACCACTTATAGCTATGTTTCTTGAAGTTGTTAAAGTTGCGGCACTTCCCGTTGTATTTTGGTTTAAAGTCGGAACATCCGCAGCAACTAAACTTCTCCAAGTAGCAACACCATTCGAGCCATTAGGGGCAGCCCAAAATGTATTAGCAGTTCTCGTTGAATCTCTCCAAGAAACAAAAACAGGGTCTATTTCAGAAACATTACTAAATTCAGAATAAGTAATTGCAGTAGTACCAACTGTTATTGTGCTTCCGTTTGTATTTATATACTTGTAACCTGCATAAGTACCTCCTGATATATTAATAATATATCCTCTTAATTCTGAATCTGTATCGCTATCGGTTGCTCTTGACCACGCACCCGCAGCTACCACCCAAACGCCATTTTCCGCCCCTGCGGTCTGCCCTGTCACAAGTATTCTATCTCCTGCAACTAAAGCTACTCCATTAATTGTTTGAGTGCCAGAAAGTGTGATATTTGTTAAAGAAACAGTTTTTACTGCCGTAGGTAGATATTTTACAGTAGTACTTGAAATCCATTGCGAATATCTTACTAAGTGATTAGCACTTGTAGCATCTTGTAAACTCGAAGGAACTGTGTCGAATGTTACTGAACCAGTAAAGTGACCAGTACCACTAACGTCTAATTTGTAACTTGGAGTAACACCTATTCCTAAACCAGTAGCATTAAGTCTCATTACCTCCGCACCACTTAAACTCCATGCTTGCGTATCAGCAGCAGGCGACCACCAACCATTGTTAAGATCGCCAACAAATGTATGAGATGGTAAAGAAGCAGAACCCAAAGAAGCAGAAATAACTCCTCTCACCTCTAATTCTGTTGCAGGAACAGTTGAGCCCGAACCTATTCCTACATTGCCCCTGAAATAATTTTGGGCAGTTCCGCTAAAATAAGCATTCCATCTGTTCGTTCCCGATGCTATTACACTATTAAAACCAAAAACGTTAGTATATCCTGCACTTGAAGAAGCAGCTCGAAAATTTATTAAATTAGTTCCTGTCCCCGATATAGTACCTATCGAACTTTCGTAACCTATTAATGTCGTCAATGCAAAGTTAGCTTGGTTCATTACAGAACGAAATAAATAAGCTTCTGACGTTACGTCACTTTGTATCTGCCCACTTGAACGAATACCAGAAGCTGCTGTGCCACCTGTAATGTTTTTGCTTACTATAAGTGAATTTGTGCCAGCAGCACTACCTATAATAACATCACCAGCACTTGTAATGCTCATCCTACTTGTGCCAGCAGTTGCCAAAGCTAATGTATCAGCACTTGGACTATAAATCCCCGTATTCAAATCCCCAACAAAGCTAAAAGCAGGGGCAGAAGCAGAACCTAACGATGCACTTATTTGACCTCTTACGTCTAATAGTGTCGCTGGCGTAGCAGTACCGATTCCAACAAATGTTCCACTATCAAATATCTGACTATTTGCCAAAGCAGTACCATTCCATTTAGGAATATAGTTTGTGGTCAAACCGCTTGGAGTTGGGAATAATCCAAGTTCTGAATATGTTTTATTCTTCCATAAACTTGTTGCACTTTCATAAGCCAATAAATTATTATTAGCTAAAGTTCCAATCGCTACATCGTGAATCTCATTAAGTTCGAAGCCATTTATAATCTTAACAAATATCGAACCTACCGTAGCATGACTTCTAATACAAAAGCCAACCAATACCATGTGATTCGGAGCGGATGGCTTTGTAGTAGTCATACCACCAGCAACCGTTGGGCTTAAATATACCGCAGCACCTTCCGTTAAAGCCGAAGTGTCAATATCTCTAACTATTCCAAAAGTGGTACAAAACGCTTTGTTTCCACCACTTGCATCTTCGGTCATTACACCAAACGTCTTGCTACTTGTGCTTTCTGCGTTCGCTAATGCGTATCTTACAGTCTTATTAGACCCATCCGACCCAACTACATAAACTACTGCACCATTGGCTAATCCTGTGTTGTCTGCGTGCTTTACAAGTACGGGTAATTCTTGACCTATTTGCTGTGTTACATTACCGCCTTTCATGCCAAACTCCAAAGTACCATCGGTATCATTCCACATCATTTTCCCAACAGCACCAGTTTGCGTAGGTGTTAAATCAAATTGAACTCCCCCAGCAGTTAGCAAGTTTTCACCTAAATTTATTCCTGATGAATTTACTGTTGCTATTGTGGTATCGTTGTGGATTATAGTCCAATCTTGTGCCGTCGTTGACCCAAGTTTTTTTGCAGTAGAAATATTATTACCCTCTAATACCCATCCATTTTCTGATGTTAATAAATAAGCATCGGCACTTAAAGGAGGTATTATTAGTTTTGTATTTGCCGTTAATTCTGTGAAGTCTAAAGTAACCTCATAAGGGCTTGACTCTGACTTAAAAACAAAACCATCGGTTTCTGGTCTAATATAGTCTGTGTTCTCATTTAAACTATCAACCCAATATATACCATTTGTACTCTCTACACCCTCTTTTTGTAGGTAAATTATACCTGCATTTGACTTTATAGCGTCACCAAAAACAATACCCTCTCCCTCTAAGTTGATTTGTGAAAGAGATTCTAATCTATCATTCAACCCTATGCGTCCGCCCTTATTATAAAGGTTGTCGTTAGGAGTTAATTCTTTATACTTTTGTGGTCTGGCCTCTTTTAATACTTCTGTGAATTCAGTATCACTTATTTTCAGTGATACTGCAGAACTTGAATACCTAACTTCCATCAATGTAACAGTCGTACTATCCATTGACACATCTTTCTCGAAGTCGTGAACCCTAAATAACCTACTGTCGTAAATAAATACTTGTGATGGATAAAACGTATCCATAAATGGTAACACAAGATTTATTAATCTTACATCATTTGACCTCAAAAAATCAGTTGCCACAAAGTCTAACCAACTTTGTACGGTAGAAGTACCTAATCTTTTAAATCCATCTATTGCGGAAGTTGTTGTATCATCAACAAAGATAGACCCAAAAGCAAAAGGAGAAACCCTTTCATATAAAGATACTGGAATAGTTACTCCGCTATCTCTATCGGTCTTTTTGCCTGTTACATATTCATAATTTCCACCTTTTAGTTTAGGTTCATCCGCTAACAACCAAGTAGATGCACTTGCCGAAAAGAATTTAGAGTAATAAGTATATCCTCCAACTTCTCCTGTCGCCTCTCCAATCTTTTTCCTATCGCCTCTAAATAACCTTAACTTTACAGAAACAGCCGTAGGTGTTGGAACATCATATCTTACATATGGAAGTGCTTTATAACTTAGTGTACTCGTAAATCTTAAAGGAGGTGGGGAAACCTGAATTTCTTCTATTGCCCCCCTGCCTGTTATATACCATGCTGGTTCACTCGACCACCCTTCATTAGTATAATATATCGTTTTTGAATCATATATTATAGTAGGGGTTGGGTCATTTATTATAGATTGTGGCTGATTCGCCCGAATCTTTTCGTATGTAGCAATTATCTGTATTCTCGCACCACTTATGCCACTTCCATACTCTCCTTTTATATTAAAACTTAGTTTTTCGTCCTCGTCATAGTATGTTGAAAGTTCTCTGTCCGCAAAGTCAGAACGCCCAACTGGATACCAATCAAAAGCAGTAGATTCTATATACTCGGTATCTGTTGGCGTAGTTTTTGAATATACACTACCGCCAATTTTTGCGTAATATGGTGCAACTTGTGTTCCATAACCTCCAATTTCTAAACTCGAAATACTTGATTCATTTGTCCACCCTATTATATCAAAACCTGTAAACTCAAAGTTAGGATTGGTAATCTTGTTAGAAATAGAATTTATCTTGTGTTCTATCTTGACGTTCTTCTTTGAAAACTGTCGCCCCTCTGTTCCGCCTCTTTTAATTATAGAATCACTAATTAAAGGCTTATTAATGGTAGAATTAACTCTTGAAACATAAACACCATCGGGGTCATAAGTAGTAATATTTCTTGTTGCGGCTAAAGAGTTTAAAGGGTAGTCTATAACCCAATTTTCATTATCAAAGTATAAATCAAACTTGCCAGACAAAACAGTTTCTAACGCTTCAAAACAAGACATCCATTCATTTAGCCCTATCTTAAATGCTTCTGCATCTACATAACGACTAAAGAAATCAGTATCCGCACCTACTTCGGTTGCACCTACATAAGTATCAATACTAACAAACGACTTTATATTGAAAGTATTCGTTAACGTTAAGGACTTCAAAGACAAAGCGATAATATCAATCAACCTTACACGCCCCTCTAATGGACTTCCATCAGCGTTTCTTATTTCTTTATCTTTAAGTTCATTTAAGCCTATCTCGGCACTTATCCCTAAGGTGTAATACCCATCAGCGTCATAAGGCGAGCCAGTTTCAAAAGGGCTAATAACACCCCTATACTTTACAGTACTCCCCTCTTTATATTCAAACCACATATCGCCATATTCCTCCGATTGTAGCGATGTATTATTAAGGTCAGTAGTACTTATGGCATTTATCTTGAAAAACGTCTCTATAATGCCATTTGCACCATTATTTGAAGACGTCCTACTGTTCTCTATTGTGATAGGTGGGATACCTCCATTAAGTTCCGTAACTGACCCCGAAAATGAATCAGAATAAATGTCAATGGTACAGTTTGTACCATAAAAAGATTTAAACGGAATAGTGAACTGTTTAGCCATTATATTTCTTACTTCTATTATCTATGTATCCTTTTAACGCTCCGTTTGCAAATCTTACTTCTACTGTTTGCATTTGTGTAGAATTAGTATAAGGCGTATAACTTCTTGCGTTGGTTGTTCCACTTCCATAACTTGAACCTACAGAATCTGACGATAAAGCCATCCCACCGCCTTTCATTGCTATTCCTGCTCCTAACATACCTAATGCTGCACCCCATTGTACGCTCATGCCGCCCATTGTTGCTACATTACCAAGTGCTAAAGCAGCGACTAAAGGGGCTGCAATACTTATCAACATTTGCCCAACCGATTCCAAAACCTGACCTATCATTTTCTTTGGGTCAAATTTAACATTTTGATTGAACATATTACCTAAACCAGTTGCTAAAATATCAGCTAATCCACCTACCATAGTCGAGGTAATGCCTTGCAACACTTTAAAGTTCTTACTTATCCATTTACCTATATCAGTAGTAAATTTCTCAACATCAACCTTTACATTGTTTTTTATACTATCAAATCTATCACTTAATCTCTTTGTTGATGCTTCCAAGTCACCCCCAAACAATTGATTTATTAAATCCCTGTCTTTTGATGCCATGTCAGCAGAACGAGACATCGTGAAGTCGATTGGTTTTGCATCAAACTTAATTGTTTTCATTGCGGCCAATTCCTGAGCAGCTTGCCACTCTTTAAGCCTTTGCATTCCTCTTTTTATCTCAACTTCAAGTAATGCTATATCAAATGTATAATCTTGTACTGCTTTTCTTTCTCCTTCTGAAACCAATCCGCCCTTTTTTGGAGTTGAACCACCACCTTGAGGCGACATTAAATCTTTATATCTCCTAACTTGGTCAGCTAATTTAGTCATAGCCTCTGTATTAGGAGTAATTCCAGCTTTTAACAAGTCTCTGCTATTTTTTACAGTTTGTTGTAATTGTATGTTTAGTTCACGGTATATTTTTGCTTGCTCTTTCGGCGAACGTTCAGTAAAAGATTTATCTTGTGCCTCTTGCCCTATTCTTGCTCCTGTTACTAATATGCTCTGCCCTCCAACATAAGACATAAAATTCTTAAACGACCCAGAGTTTACTAAGTATTTCAAGTCTTTAAAAGTATCTGCTATGCCATTTTGAACGGAAGCCCAAAAAGAAGTGACTTTCGAATCGTCTAAAGCATCAACTAATAAAACAAATTCATTTTTTAATCTATTAGCAGAACCACTAATCGTATTAATATTAGCATCAGCATTTTTGCCAAATGCTTCCTCCATTCTTTTAGCAAAGAAAGGTAACACTTCGGCTGATGCAACTTTGCCTTCATCTAATAATTTACCAAGTTCTTGCGTTGAACCACTAACTGAAAGTCCTGCATCTTGGGCAGCTTTTGCCATCATAGCATAAGCACCTGGCAATTGTTCGCCCAATTGACCTTTTAATTCCTCACTTGAAATTGTGCCTTTGTTCATCATTTGCTCAACAGCTTTCAATGATAAACTCACTTGCTCGTTACTTAGCTTTAAAGCAGAGCCAGAACGAACAATGGCACTAAATATATTGTGGATTTCAGTTGTAGCTAATCCTGCTTGTTTTGCGGAAGCGTAAAGTCCTTTGTAAGAATCTCCTAAAACAAATAAATCTTGTCCGGTTTGGTCTGCAAGTTTGGTAATAAATGTTAATGCCACACCATAGTCTCCAGTAGCTTCTGTGACGTTCTTTAAAGGCATTTTAAGGGCATTAAATCGCTCTTCCAATAAGAATACACTCTTTATTGCACTTAAACCACGTGACGCTAATTCTAAAGATATAAAACCTTTTACAATATTACCAAGATTGTTTCCCCAAGAATCTCCAACCTCTCTTGCATCGTTAGCAGTTTTTTTAGAAAACCCGTCCAACTGACTTGAAACCTTTTTCAAACCATTGGTTAATTCGCTTAAATCAACCCCTATACCTACTTGTAAATCCGATGCTTTCATTACTTTTTAACTAACTGTTCAAATAGTGCTATGCTTCCGCTTTCGTCTTGCTCATTAAACCTATCCAATTCTAAAGGTTTAATCTTCTCTGGTGTCGTTTGCTTTCCTCCGAATGATGTGTTATTTATTATCGTCATTAATTCCCTTGTGTGTAACCATTTGCGTTCCTCTCTTCTTCTGAAACCCTCTGAAAGCATAAAGAACTCGAATAAAGTAAGTTCGATAATATCCCTTTCCCTTAATTCGAGTTCTCCATAACAATACAATAAAATATCATATACGCTCTGACTTACGCTTGGACTTACGCCTGTGTTTTTTTTTCAACTTTCCCAAACCCACTATAAAGTGCTTCGGTCATGTTCTTAATGTTTTCTTCGCTTAATAAACCGTTTACGTCAACTTCCAACGAAACTTGTTTTTCTGTTAATTCAAAAGGTTGTTTGTTGTAAACTGCATAGTTTTTAGCAGCACAATAAATGATTGACATAAAGTTTCTCATCTTAGAAACCAAGTCTGAATCGTCACCCATTGCTTTTTCAAAGTCAGTAAACGATATGCCTTTTAACTCACAGAAATCAAGTATTGCCATCATGCCAAATAGACACGTTAGCTTAACTTCTCCTTGTTCGTTCTTAAACTCTACTAAACCCTTCATATTATGACGCTAAAGTGGAAATTGTTGGTGCTCCAGTAAACTCAATATCGCAAGTAAACGTTGCTGCTTCGTTGTTGCCAAAAGTTTGAGGTAAAGAAGTAATGATACCAGTCCAAGAGTAAGTTGTATCACCTACTGTTGATGTTTTGAACTTGAAAACAAGTGAACTACCTGCTACAATAGCAGTTGTCAAAGCATCTACTTGGTTACTACCCTCGTAATCAACCTTTCCCGATATAGAACCCGTACCAGATTTTAATCCAGCAAGAATTTCCTTCCAACCGTTTGAGTCTTTGGTTGTAATATCAATAGTTTCGGTTGCGAAAGTAATCTCGCATGAATCTGTATGTGATATTAAAGTGTCTGTACCACCTGAGGTAGTATAAACTTTCATGTCTTTTGCGTTAAACCTTGCCATCGTATTATTTAATTAATTATTTCTCAAAAAATTTATGTTGTAAAATCGAAACTACCCTGTAATTTGTTTCACTTGCTCCATCGTTAAAACCATCAAATGAACCTGTCAACTCTACACTTACAAAGTTAAAATTGGTAGAAGTTAGATTTATCGTCCCTGTATTTGGATGAACTAAACCTAAAATACTGTTCATTATCTCATCAGCTTGCTTTCTTCCACCAAAGGGTGCAACAACTTCTGTATTCACTTCTACATTAAATGTTGCTGTACCTCCAAAACCATCCTTAGTATTTAAGTCGTCAGTTTGAACGTAACTACCTAAGATTATAAAAGGTCTTGCTGAACCTATTGGTGCTTCCGTGTCGTAAACTTTAACTGGCGTTCCAGATACAGTAATGTTATTACCTATCGTGTCGAAATATGCCTTTCTAAGTTCGTATCCTGCCCACTTCATAATTCTAACTCTTCTATTATCTTGCTCAATTTCTTTTTAAATATCGGCACTTCGCTTGCCCAACTTGGTATTAAAAAAGGCTTCGGTTTCATTTTGCCGTTCCCGTTAACATAGAAACTCATTGCCATTTCTTCAAAACCTTTCGGAACTTTTACAAATTGCCCTGTTCCAAATTCAACATAAGGTGCATATTTCTCTGTCGCTGATATTTCACCTTGTAAACCGTTGTTTTTATATTCTGCCTTTATTGATTGCTTTAGTTTCCCTAAGTTAACTGGCACAATCATTTGAGCCTTTAAAACAATCTGCTGCGTACTTGAAGCAACTGCAAACTGCACTTTACGTGTTGCTTTTTGGTTTGCCTGACTTAGCCTTTCCCTTAGCTTCGGTATCCCCTTCACCCTTGTCGTGAACTTCATCTTTGCCATAAGCCAATCCTTGTTTTATCCACGATTCCGCAATCTTGTCCTCAATTTCTATTTCCGTACCATCTAGTACTTCACCGTACTTTAAAGAATTAATATTTTGATTCGCTACAACTATCATTTTGTTGTTATTCTAAGTTTTAAAATTTTGCCCCTGTTTTCTACATCTTCAATAAAATTAATCCGATAAGTGTCACCACCATATTGGACTGTCATTGATTCAGTAGGGATAAAACCTGTTTCTTTTCTTATCCAAACGTCTAAAACCTCTTGAAATATTTGGATACCATTTCCATCAAACTTTGCCTTTCCATTAGGCTTTATTTTTGCTAAAATATCAAAAGCCTTTGTTGTTGTCGTTGTGTATCCACCAGAACCATCAGGCGTTGGCGTGTGACTATAAAAAGATATTTGGTCTCTTAGGTCACTAAAATTTAAAACTACATCAGCCATGTTCTTCTATAATTTAAAGCCGTTGCCTTCCAATTGTTTGGTAGCGTATGAATAGGATTAGTCATTATGCCTGTTCTATATTCAAAGTCCTCCGCAACCTTTTTTATGATAGCTAATTCAATATCCTCTGTTACATTAGCTTCCACTTCGTAAACCACAACTACCTCCGCATCCCTTGTTATCTTTAATTTAGGATTAGTTCCTTTTGTTAAAGTATAAGTCAAGTTCACATCGTCCTCATCTTTTACAGATGTCACCGTAGTGACGGGATAAAGTGGCAAATAGGTGTACTCATTAATTGAATCATAATAAGCCATCACAGTGCTATCTATGACCTTCATTTCTGATTCTTTTTCAAAGTCTTTCCTTGCCGAAACAACCAAGTCGCCTAACAATGTATCATGCACAGTACTTGCAATGCCAAGATAAGTCTTAGCCTTACTTACCGTCACAGGTTCTGTTCCCGTTTCATTCACTGATACACTATTTAGAATCGTCCTTATCATTATCTATCTTGAATTTAAATTCCTTAGTCCTTACTTTAGGAATTTCGACTTCTTTAATCTTTTTCGTATCGTTGTTCTTTGACATATTCTACAAAATCGTTTAGTTCTTTTAGGTTTTTTAATGGGTCAAGGTCTTTTGCTCTTTGCCTACCTTTGTCGCTTTCTTTTTGCCATTTATCTTTTGATTCCATTAATTCAGTAATCTTACTCACCCATCCTTCTATGTTATCTCTTTCAATAAATATCCCACCCTTCCCAAGGCTTTCTTTTAGCCCTAATGTTGGTGTTGCTATAACTGGCACACCAGAACTTATTGCTTCTATCGCCACTTGACCATAAGATTCATATTCACTTAAAACTAAAACTATCTTTGAACTTTCGTAGATAGCTTTCATGTCTTTTTGTTGGCTTATGTATTTTATGTTTTTAACTTTGTGGTCTTTTATTTGGTCATAATAGCCACCTTCAATTCCTAAAAACTTGTATTGTGGCAGTCTTTTCGCTATATCAATAAACTGCTGACCTCCTTTGTTCTCGTTTAAGTTTACCAAAGTAATATATTCACCTTTGGGCTTTACCCCCTGATATTCTCGATAGTCAACTGGTGGCTTTACTACTATGCCTTTGTGATTGTACCCTAATTTCTCTTTTACAAATTCACTATTATAAATCACATATTGATTCTTAGTCCTTAACCTTAACAAGTAATCATCAAAACTATTATGTATTATATGTATCACTTTCTTTTCGTGCCACCTCGATTTATTCAAGCAATAATGCGTATAAACCAAGTGCGTAAAAACAACATCTGCCCAATGCCAATGCTCGCTATAAGGTAATTTCCAATCGTTGTCGTTCTTTTCAAACTTGAATATTTTCACACCCTCAAAAACTCCATCTTTTTTTGTTTCTGGGTGCAATACTCTAACATTATGCCCTACGCTAACAAGATATTTGGCAAATCTATGAGCCATTGTTTCTGCCCCTGCTAAATAGTCAGGTGGGTAGGCATGAATGTGAAACAGTATATTCATATAATCATTTTATTGGTTTCTCTTAATATTTGGCTATAATCCGCTTGCCCTTGTATCAAGTCAGAATAACTTTGCCTTTGCCATGCTACTATTGGATAAGTCATATAACATTCAAATTGAGGATAAACAACTGTTCTTAACCATTCGTCATAAACTAACACTTGGTCGTAATTAGCCACTATCCACTTTATCATCTTGTTACTATACCCGATAGCGTGTGACATCCAACCATCTTTTAAGCTAACTAAATTTGTCTTAACTTTTGTATGATTAGACCTTAGATTAGCCCCAAATGACAATATATCCCACGTGTATGGCATTTGTCTTAGGCTTTCGCTTAATAAGCCATTAGAAGTGAAATAACAATCATCCTCTAACACTAATAACCTTTCAGTGTCTTGATTCTTTTTTAGAATCTCAAACATTGACTTATTAAACCCCTTGTGACCTCCACTAAACCCTTCAAAGAACTTTACTTCATTAATTCCAACCCTTTTTAGTTCTTGCTCAATCTGAACCTTTCTGTCAGTTCTTTCTTTTAGATTTAAAACTACTATTCGGTCAAAAAATGAAAATGGTGGGAGGTTATTAGCCTCCCTATTTTTTAAGATACCAACGCTGTCCATGAACCAGACAAGAAAGCCGCTGATTTTTCTACTGCTAAACCTATTGATTCCTCAACTCTGATAGTAACCAAGTTCTTTTCAAAGTTATCCGAGTTTTCAGTTGAAATGTCAACTGTCAAAGCGTCTCTTGTTAAAAGTTCCGCTTGTGACCAGTCACCAATCACAAATGCTTCTGTTGCCATTGCAGTTGAAGCGTAAACTGGGATACCAGCGATTCTTAGAGTATTATCCAAGAAAGTGATTCCAGCAAGCGGAGCGGTGTACTCGTTAGTAGTTGTACTAACTTGCAACATCTCGTAGTACGCAAAAGGATTAATCAGAATTCCATTTGGTGAATAATCTCCTGCTGCTAATTGTCCTGCTGCGTTCAAAAGATACGAATATCTGTTTGCTTTTGCTACCTTATTAGCCGTTCCAGTGGGTGCATAAGCCGATGCTCTTGTCAATATACCGTTAAGCCTATTAGAGCCACCTGCACCTGACAAAATCTCTGAATCTTCTTTAACCAACAACTGCTCAACCATTCTTTGAGTTACATAAGATTGTAATCTTGGAACGTCTCTCAATATTTGCATAGACAAAGTAGAAAGGGCTGCAATAACAATCGGAGTCTCAACCTTGTACTCTACATTGTAGTCCATTTTAGACTTAGCGGAACCTTCTGTTTGAATACCAACAGTACCCTCTTTGTCTGTAAATACAGGGTAAGAATAAGTAGCATCAGTCATTCTGCTATTCATTAACAAGCTTCTAACGTGTACCTTTCTTTCGTTAGGCATAACAAACGTTGGGCTGATTGAAGTCGGCAAAGCACCAGTAACGTTACCTAAAGTAATTGTAGCTACTGTCTTATTTCTAATAAAGTCTTGACCATTGTCGATGTAAAACTTAGTTTTTCTAAGGTCACGACTTGCCATTGACTCAAGGTCTGACTTTTTAAGTTCCATTGACTCGCTTAGGTAATCACCAAACGACTTAGTTTTGGACAATGAATCGTTTGTACGCTTAGAAGCAAGCTCTAAAGCATCAAGTTGTTTTGCAATACCATCTTGCTTGCCTGATACTTCATCAAACTTTGCAAGTGCATTATCCAATTGGGTTTTAAGACCTTCGTCAAAACCTTTTGCAGATTCCAAAACCTGCTCGTTACCTTTTTGAATCATCGACTGAATGTCGTTCTTCAACTCGGATTTAATTTTTTCTAACTCTTCCATTATTTTAATGATTTTTGTAATTCTTGTAAAAATTTAACTGCTATATCCTCTTTAGGAACTTCGACTGTTTGCGGTTCAAGTGCTTCTGCGGTTTGAGTGCTTTTTAACGTCTCTATTTCTTCAAGTATAAATTCTTCTGTGTATTTTAATTGTAGTTCCAACAACGGAAACATTTCATCTGTAAAAGTTCCTTTCTTTATAGCTTTAGTAAGTTTGCCTAAAGTCTCAAAGGCTTTTTCTATACTATTCTCAAATAGTTCTTTATAAAGCGATTTGAGTTCGATTGTTGGCGTTTCTGGATTAGCACCCCAAACTACTGTTGAGCCTTCATAAAATTTAGCCTCGTATATTGTAGTATAAACCGTTCCGTCTTCCAACTCTTTTGTTTCCCACTTACCTTTTGGAACACTAAACATTACACTATGTTGACTAACTAAGCCAGCTTCGTACAACTTTAATATGTCATTTCCGTGATTGGTGTCAACTATTGTAGATGTCATTTTCAACCCAAAAGAATCCTCTTCAAAATCGGGCTTAGACAAAACAAATTCAGGTGAAGGCCTATGATTAGATAAATGATATAGTTCGTTAGTGCCATTCTTGCCCCTTGCTTGGATGCTTCTTTTATAAGCCCCCTGCATTATCATATCTCCATCAAGGTCTATATTGCCAAATTTTGACACGTAAGCCACAACGGTACGACCAGATATATCAAGAAGTTCAGAATTTATACCTTTGCTTTTCATCTCTTTTCTGTGCCTAATAA